TTTAGTATGGATAAGAAAAAAATAAACAGAGAAACCATCACTGAACATTTAATAGAATACCAATTAGCAATGATTGGTAAAACTCTTGAAGATGCTAAGAACACTGATGAATGGTATTTAAAATGGGCTATGAGTGTAGAACAGCAATCAGAGTTTAAAAAATATGCTATTCCTTTGCTAAAGAAAGTGTTTAAATATAACACTACTAAAGCAAATGGAACTTTTGAGTGGTTTAACTTATCTTTTGGACTTAAAATTAAACAAAATGATGGACATTGATTTAGAAAGAGAACACCTCACAGATATTATATATCTAATGGAGAAGCAAAAACAAATTGAAGATGAGTATTGGGAGTGGGAAAGTAGAAAGCCTGCTATTATTAACGTAATAATAGAAAAAAAAGAAAATGAAAATCACCCTGAACAAATTACAACAACTCTATAAAAATGGATATAGTCTAGACATTGCCTTCTTCTTAAAAATGATAGAAGAAGGCAGTGTTATAGGGGAATCATGTGAAGGGAATGTTAAACTAGAATCTTTATATCAATCTGTAATTAGAAAAGCTCTTATTACAGATAAAGATGAGCTCACTAATGAAGGTAGAGAATTACTAAAGTTTCTTAACATCAAAGAAAAGACTCAGCTTGTTAAAAAGAAAGCAGAACCATCTGTATTTGATAAATGGTGGACAGCCTATCCTTCTACTGATACATTCATCTATAAGAACAAAACTTTTTATGGTACTAGAAGCCTTAAAGCAAAGAGAGATGAGTGTAAGATAAAGTTTGATGCCATCCTTAATGAAGGAGAGCACACAGTAGATGTACTAATTAAAGCTCTACAGTTTGAAGTGTTGCAGAAGAAAGAAAACTCCTTCAAAGCAAATGAGAATAAATTAGTCTATATGCAGAATAGTCTGACATATTTAAACCAAAGAACCTATGAATCCTTTATTGACTTAATCAACCAAGGCATTGTAATAGAAGATAAACCAAATTATGATGGAGTCAACATTTGATAAATTAAACCAGGATATATTAGCTGGTATAAGGGGAGAGACACAGTCTATACCTATAGGACTAGCCAAGCTTGGTAAGTTTGCTAACATACGTAAGAACATTCTTACATTAATGTTTTCCACTACAGGTGCAGGTAAGTCTTCTCTATTAGATACTATGATTTTAAATGCATGTGAGAGTCATATGAACTCTCCAACAACATTTAAAATGAAGCCAGACTTCCAACTATTTAGTATGGAGAGAGCATCTAAGATAAGAGTGGCTAAGTGGATTTCATTCTTTGTGTTTAGACATGAAGGTGTGGAAATACAGCTACCTAAGATGTTAGGTTGGTGGGAAGATAAACTTACTAAGAAAGAACATGAACTAATCCTATCTCAAAAGGATAGAATAGATTGTATTCTTAATGACTATGTAACAATACATGATGGGGCTAAGAGTCCTAAAGAAATCTATAAGATAATGAAAGATAGATTTGAAGAAGTGGGTGAATATGATTCTATAAAAACTGTAGATAAAAAGACAGGTAGAGAACGTCTCACTAAGATTTATATTCCTACAGATCCTAACATTGTTGTTGTTCCTGCTATTGATCATGGTAACTTGATTAAGACTACCCAGGAGTACACCAGTAAGAAAAGTGCTATTGATAAAACTGTAGAGTTTGTTCAAGGGTTCAGAGATCTTGAAGGTGCTGCTCCTATATGGATTAGTCAGGTGAATAGAGCAATCTCTGGTGTTACTAGATCTAAAGATAGTGAGCAAGAGCTGCAACTAGAGGATGTAAAAGAATCTGGTGATATTGTAGATGCATGTGATATTGCTATTTCGCTATTTGATCCTTTAAAGTATAAGCAGTCTTCAAAGACACAATATACTCCTGAGGATTTTGTAGATAAAAATAATGGTAATAACTTCTTTAGAAGTGCTCAAATTCTTAAGTCATCTTATGGTGCAGATAGTATTAGAGTGCCTCTAGCATTTAATGGTTTTTGTGGTGAGTTCAGAGAACTTCCTAAAAAGCAAGATTTAAATGCTGTACAGTATGAAGAACTAATAGACAAAGTATTAACAAAAAGTTATTTTTTATAATTATGGAAAAAGAATTTGTACCTTATGAACAAGCATTAGAACTTAAAGAATTAGGATTTGATGAACCCTGTATTGCATGTTGGAGTAATAGAAAGTCTAAAAACTATTATTTATATTTTGGTGGAATAGAGTATGTAGAAGATGGGGGATATGTCAATCCTATGAAAGGTACTACAATATCTGCACCACTATACCAGCAAGCATTTAGATGGTTTAGACAGAAGTATGGATTAATTGGTTGGGTAGAGGGTAAAAAAGTGTATAAGTATTGCATAAAAAACTCTATTCCTAATGATGGACAGATTAATTTTTCTCCTTTTAAAACCAACGAAGAAGCAGAACTTGCTTGTATTAAGAAATTAATTGAAATAGTTATACAACATGAGTTATAGAGAAATAGAAGGAAACCTTCTTGATCTGTTTGATCAAAAAGAGTTTGAAATGATTGGACATGGTGCCAATTGTCAGTCTAGTATGAGTGCAGGAATTGCCTTACAAATTAAAGAAAGATATCCCAGTGCATACTATGCAGATTTATATTGCCATCTCTCTTCTTTAGCAAGACTTGGAAATTATTCTATGGATGATTCTTTATGTATAGTAAATTTATATACACAATATAATCCAGGAGCAGATGCAGAATATTTATGGCTAAAATCTTCTTTAAGAAAATTTGCTTCTGTATTTGGAGGAATGGGCTACACTATAGGTCTACCTCAGATATGTTGTGGTATAGGAGGATTGAAATGGGGAATTGTTAAAGCAATTATACAGAAAGAACTAGTAGGTTTTGATGTAACAGTAGTGATTTATAAAGAAAACAAAGAAAGCAATGAAACACAGACAAAGTGAAATACAAGAAGAATACATAGAAACAACTGTAAAATTCTTCAAGAAGAACAATAATGGCTATTTAGATTTAGCCATGAGGTTTGGTAAATGTAGAACAAGTATTGAGATACTTAAAAAGATGTACAAAAAGAAATGTTCTTTACTTATAGCCTATCCAGATAACAAACTCAAGCAAACTTGGGAAGATGAAATGAAGTTATGGGGGTATAAGAATGATGATGTTACATTTGTAAACTTTAGTTCTATTAAAAACTATTGTGGTTATCTATTTGATTTTATAATTATAGATGAGTTTCACTCAGCCAGTGATAACGAAAGAGATTATTTCTTAGCTATGTTTGATGAGAGGTCAAAAGTGTTAGCACTATCAGGTACAGTGTCTAGGGATACAAAATTTGATTGGCAACTACCCCTAATAGCTAAGTATTCTACAGAGGATGGTATTCAGGATGGAATTTTAGCAAATTACCAAATAACTGTACATTTTGTGAATCTAGACCAATTAACCTTAGTTAAAGATGTGAAAGGTAAGATGAAATCAGAAAAACAGAAGTATGATGGCTATTCCTGGGTGTTAGAAAAACTAAGAAGAGAAGGTAAGTCTACTATGTTTATGGCTTTGGCTAGAAACAGACTTTCTCAATCTTCTATAGGCAAACTTAATTACCTAAAACATTTGCTCTCCAATCTTAATGATAAAAGAGTGTTAGTGTTTACAGGATTATCTAAAGTGGCTGATTCTATAGGAATTCCTTCATATCACAGTAAGAGTAAGGATGATTCTAATTTCAAGAAGTTTCAAACAGGAAAGGAAAATCATTTAGCTCTTGCAGCTATGGGTAAAGTGGGTGTGACCTATCCAGAATTGGATTGTGTCATCCTTATTAACTTCACTTACAATGCAGAAGAAAGTTCTCAGATTTTGAACAGAGCTATAAAGCTTGACTATGCAGATAAAATTGCAGACTTGCATGTAATTGCTTTGAATGAGGCCCCTGAGATAAAGAAAATTAAAGAAAGCTTATCTATGTTAGACCAAAAAAAGATAAAATATGTAACAATCTAACCAAAAAAATTAGTATATTTACTAATAAATAAAATAAATAATTAAATCAATTACAAACTATGAGTTCAAAACTAGTGGGGATCGTAGGATCCACAGGAACAGGAAAAAGTACAGCAATTAAGCACTTAGACCCCAATGAAACCTACATTATCAATGTAGCAAAAAAAGAGCTTCCTTTCAAAGGATCAGAAAAGCTCTACAACAAGGATGCTAAAAACTACAAAGAAGTAGATGATGCCAACGAAATAACTCGTTTGCTTAGAACTATTTCAGACAAAGCTCCTCACATTAAAAACATTGTCATCGAGGATTCTAATTACATCATGGGCTTTAGCATTGTTGATAAAGCTACAGAGGTTGGTTATACTAAGTTTAGTATAATGGCTAAAGACATGGTAGCTTTATTTAAAGAAGCTAGAATGTTAAGAGAGGACATTGTTGTGTTCTATCTAACACATCCA